TTCTATTAAAGGGACGAAACCAACCAACAAAAATCAATCAATCATATATTATACTAATATTGAGAATGTTTTGACATATGTTGATAAAGTTAAAGGTAGAGTTAAATATGATAACCCATTATTGTATTTTAATGAGGGTTGGCAATATGGAAAAAAAGAAAAGGGTTCAAAAGATTATGATAATAAATATGACTTTATATGTTATCTACGAAATTTTAAAAATGATGAATTAGAATTTTCTGAAACAATATGTCAAATACCATTACCAATAGATATTTTTAAACATACATATAAAAATATAGGTGATCCGGCATTTAAAAGATTTAATTAAAATCAAGGACTACTTTCATATTATTAGAATTTAATCCTCTTGAAGCAGACTTTGATAATTCCTGTCTACGCTTCCTTTCATTCTTCTCTTTTTTCTCTTTTTTCTGAACCTTTACAGAATTATAACATATATTCATATCATCCTCAATTTCTTTATAATTGTTTTTTATATAATCTATGATAAGATTATCTATTGCCCATTTAAAAAAATTTAACTGACCAATAGTTGTTTCTATGGGAGTACCATTACAATCAAATGTTATTCTATCACGACGACAAAATGGATCAAACTTCTTTTTTGAAAATGACTTTAATTGAGACTTATATGCATGATAAGTATTAAATTGCCTTAATATCTTATTATTTTCACATACAAACGTTTTCTTTTTCATAGGTGTCTCAAATATTGAATAGTATATATTGTTTTTTTTAGAATAATTTGTTACAAACCAATCTATGATACGTAAAGATATCTTATTATCTTCTTTTAATATTTCTAATAATTTTGAGGAATTTTTATTATCTGTATAATACATCTGTAAGGCATTTAATAAAACATTACTATCCATTATTCTTAATTATGAAATAAATTCTTTAAATATTTATAAAATGAAATTTAAACGCTAGTCACAAAAAAAAATATAACTTTTTATTAAATAATGGATAAAGATCTACTTTACAGACTTTTAATATATATTTCCGCTTTTGGTGTTTCAGACAATGTTTTAAATTACTTTAAAGTTTCAACACAAAAAAGAATAATATTATACATTCTTCTATTTATATTTACTTCTGTATTTCTAAGGACTTCCTCCCATTCTATTGATCAAGGTCTTCCCGAAAAGAATGTCTAACACCATTAAGAAGAATGAACCATATACTGTTGACATTATCCAAAAGAAGGGTCTAATCGTTAGATATTCAAATTCCCTCTCAAATGTAGTAGTCTTTGGATGAAGAAAGTAAACCATCATCATAATCATAGAAAATCCCGTTATTGTTGATAGAAAATACCACTTCATAATTTTTTTCACTTTTTGTATTCTTGTAAGATTTCTTCTCCTTATTAAAACATGTTGACTTTCTATGTCTCTCACTACTATATTTGTAGTTATAGCACTCACAGGAACTATACTTTCCGTTTTTATCCTCTCTCTACAAAGAGGACATTGAACAATCGTATCACTGTTCATTACTTTCTCCCAACATTCATTACAAATGAATGCTTCTGTAGGACAACATTTCTTTTTTAGATATCGTAAATCAAAATCTAATTCTTCAAGACAAATATGACATGTTGATGTTGCAACAGTCATAATAAAAAAGTTAAAAAGTTAATAAAGATATCTTCAAATTTTTTTAATTTCCATAATTTTCCGCCCATCCTCTAATACCTGCAGAACTACTAAATATATCATGTATTGAAACATTTTCAACATTAAGTTCATAATAGTCAGCATAATTTTCTATACACTTTTTTTTCATCTTTTCGGAATACTTATTGATAGCATCATCTCTCTTTTTCTTTTCAATTGCATCCATAACCATTTTCATATCTTCATTATATATCTTACATACCTTCGCAAGGATAACTTCAAGTTTTGGAATTTCACCAGTATTTTTATCAATCTCTGAAAATTCACTTACAATGGAATTGATAAGATCTTTTCTTAATTTATCGCAAACTTTTTTTGTATCCATCTTTCTTTTTTTTTAATGATACATATTAAATTTTCAAATTTATTTTTCAATCCAATAGATCCCTTGAAGGTAAGCATCTGCTAAATCGTCCTTTTTCTTAGATTCATCAAATAATTTTATAAATTTATCATCATCTCCTTTTATCATTTCTCCCGTATATACGACACTTAAAAATTTATTTTGAGCATATTTATCTTTTTTATCACATTCTACAGGGGGTCCCTTATAAACTTTTAATTTATTTCTCGCATTAACCATATGTATAGTCTCAATTGAGGAATCTTCTTTCATAACACCATCCATAATAAAAAATGTATAGATAATCATTTGTATGCTCTTCATTACCGGATTCTTTAATGCCGGTTGATTCTCTATCAATACATGAGTAACTCCATTTAAATCTAATTCACGTAGTTTACTTATCGCCAACTGTGATATCTTCATTATATCGTGATTCGCATTTAATTTTTTCTTTTTAGGGAAACGTTTACTGTGCGCAGTACAACAATATTTCACTTTATCATCGCCCTTTACTTCATATGTGCATTGTTTTTCACATCTTTTATTCAAGTGAACGTCGCACTGTGGATTTTCATTTAAATTAATAATTCCCCAACTTTGAATTACTTTATTTTCATCTAATCTACAATATGCCAAATTTTTAATACCAACATCGAAGGAAAGATATCCTTTCATACTATACTTTAATAATATATGTTTTTAAATATTTTGTGATAGATATATACAATATTGAGAAACTTAATACAAATAAAGGATAAATGTGATCACTATACCTTAGATCTACAATGGGATCTAAAAATTTATTAACTAAAGATTCCTCTCTTTTTACTCCTCTAAACTTACATTCGGCATAAGCAACGCTACATACCCGATAATCAAATAATGCTTTTACCATTGGAAATCCAATGATTAATATATAAATGATAGGGATATTGTCATATTTATAAAGTATATAAATTGACTGTATTAGAAATAAATATAAAAAAATGATTATATAAATATTAAATTCCATTTAACTATATAAAATATTTAAAAACCCATCATATTTCCGTTCATCATAGGATCATTACCACTTAATCCGGAATTAAGGGGTGGGGATAATCCACCACCCAAACCACCGATATCTTTATTTACTGGTGTATCCATAATACCTTTGCGGTCCATTTGTGTTTCTTGCTGTTGCCGAATTACCTTTTGCTGCATATTATCTTGCTGAATCTGTTTCATCATTTCTTCCTGGTTAAAATTCTTAGGAACTGGTGCGTTCTGATTTGCCGAAGCAACTGGAATATAAATTAAAATATTCTTCAATAGTACATAAATTATAGGGAATATCAAGAATATCCATGCTAAGTTAACTTGATTATACTGACATAGACCATAAATTATAGCACCCATGACAATTACCATCTTAATTTCATTCATCAAATGAATATTGAAAAGAGTATCCATCTTTTCAGTGTTATATCTCTTAAGAGAAGAACGTGTCATAAATAGAGCTAGTCCAGTTACAACTACAAATACAATGTATATTACCATTGGTGAACACATATTTGTTGCTAAAAGGTTTAAAGGGTTTGAAAGATTATCCATTCTATATATTCTTATATATATTTTATTTTAATATATAAAAATAAAGGAAGATATATATTTATATATAAAATGGGTATCCCTCTATTCTATAAACACGTAATTACTCAACACCCTGATATAATTACAGAATCAAAACAAAAAATCCATGTAAATAATCTTTTATTTGATTTAAATTGTGCGATTCATCCATGTTGTGCAGGGAAAACAAACGAAAATGAAATGTTTTGTGCTATTTTAGAAAAAATAAATGAATGTATAGAAATTACAGGTGTAAAAGATATCATATACATTGCGATAGATGGTCCTGCCCCTAGGACTAAAATGGAACAACAAAGGCAACGGAGACTTAAATCTTCACAAGAAAATAAAATATGGGATACAAACCAAATTACTCCAGGAACACCGTTTATGAAAAGACTGAATAAATTCCTTGAGAAAGAAATAAAAAATTTTACAGTAACAACCATTTTTTCTGATTCAAACGAACCAGGTGAAGGAGAACATAAAATAATGGATTTCTTAGATACCAATATTGATAATGATAAAGTTTCGGTTGTTTATGGATTAGATGCTGATCTCATCATGCTATCAATGATAAGAAAACATAATATATATCTTTTAAGAGAAAGAACTGAATATAATATTGAAGGACTCCAAGATAACTACATTTATCTAAACGTACAGTTGCTAAAAGAATATCGTATAGAATTTATTAAAGATGTTGATCCAGATACTCATTATAAAATTAGTGATGAAAAGATCCTTAATGATTACTTATTTTTTTGTTTCTTAATTGGAAATGATTTTATTATACCAAGTCCTTGTAATAATTTAAGATACGGTGGTATGGGATATTTAGAAGAAGCATATACTAGGCTACAAAAAGATAACTTTGGAATGTTTTACCTTATTGAAGATGACTTCAAAATAAATATGGATAATTTTTGTATGTTTATCAAAGAAATTGCGAAAAAAGAAAAAATTGCCATAGATAGAACACTGAAGAAGAGAGGATCAAGGGAATATCATAATAGAAATAGATATGATAAATATCTTCGTAAAATAAAATGTATAGAAGATATTAAAAAATATACTTTCACTGATTTCATTGATCCAAATGAAAAAGAATTTAATGATTTTATTAATTTTGCTCCAACTATATTCAGAAAACATGAAGATATCATTTTTAAACATCAAAATTATAGAAATATGTATTACGCACACACTATCTACAACACCTACAACATTGACCCTTCAATCCAAATACTGCTTGAAAAAGATATCTCTAAATTATGTAAAGATTATCTAAAATCTATTGTATGGACATTTGAATACTATTTTAAAGGATGTCCTGAATGGAGATGGTATTATCCCCATGATCTAGGACCACTTATGGTAGACCTTCATGATTATCTAACAAAAAATAATGAAGAAATAATATTCATTGATGATGAACCATATTCTCCCGAACAACAACTTAAGATAGTATTACCTAAATTAGAAAAAAATTTTATGTATCCAGAAGATACTCCTGTCTATTCATTTTTTAAAACATATATGTGGGAATGCCATGCTATACTACCTCATATTTAGATACGGTTTGTGTTTGATGCCTTCAGGGCACACGTTAGACAGAGTTCATGTGTCTGGTTGTGGGTGTATTTTGGAATTTTTGCTATAAGATCACCATAGTAGTAAGAGTCCTCTGAAGGGGGGTTGGTCCCAGTGTAGTTGTCGTTCTCATCCCAGTTGATCATACAGTGCGTCATGAGTGAACAATCGGGATCATCACACATTATACGATTATCTTCCCAAAATGTATATTTTTTATCCCGGATGTTGATAAACTCTGGCACTTTTCCACGATAGTCAGCACCGAAAGTAGTCCCATACTCTTTCAGCTTCTCGTTTACTTCAACAAGATAGGTTTGAAACTTATCAAAGTATTCTTCATAGTCTTCATTGTTGAGGTTCATTTGCTTCATAAGAGCATCTATATCAAAGTAACCGCCACCCCTAATAACGACCTTCCCAGCGATCGTATTGATGTCTATACCACCATAACGGATAATCAAATCAATATCATTTGATTCTGGTTTCAGACACCTTTTTTCCCCGTAGACAACTCCTTCTTCTGTACATCCTTTCAAAAATTCAATGTGACTATCACGTATTTGATTATAGATACCATCATGACTAGTAAATCTTCTGGATTTCTTTCTCCGGATTAAACGCCTTGCAAATCGCCCCCATGTAGAATCCAGGTGAATACGGTAGTGGATCGATTCATACATCATCTGCCCCCAGAGGAAACGGGGGGTTTTCGGAGCGGGTGCTGGAGGAGGGATATCCTTCCCTGTGTCCATCTTGTAGACCTCACTGGGAAGGAGATAATCAACAACATTCGTCCCGGCATCTCCAGAACAACCACTGCAAAACCCACAGTCGCCTGAGAAGCAACTGGCGACCATCTTCTTCTTCTTTCTTTTATACACTTCTTTCTTTTAATACACTTCTTTGTTTTAATATACTTCTGTAAGAAATTCAAATTTCAATATTTCTAAAACCAAAAAAACTAATCTATCCTATCCTATCCTATCCTATCTAACATTTTTTTTGTCTTTGTTGGTATCTACAAATTGCCCCTTGACTCGCAGAGAAGGATCTTGTATGTCCCTCCTCCAGGGAATTCCATCTCTTCTTCTTCTCCATCACAATCTACCCCTGTCTGTCTCCACAGGAGTTCCAGGAAAGGAGCAGTCTCAACCATTCCAAATGGCATTTGTGTCTTCTCCTCATCCTTGTATACTACTACAGTTTCTTGTGAGTCTTCCTTTGAGGCAACCTGTCCCGGGATTCCCTCGCCGAAAGCAGCGACTTTCAAGTCAGCATCACATACACTCGTCCAGTCTTCTTCATCACTCGTAGACCAGTCGTCCATCGTGTTACCACTGGCATTTCCTTGGAGATGTTCGCGACCATTCCCTCCGCGGAGTGCAATCGCTTCTTTAGCAGAGATTTCCTTGACAGTCTCCCACTCCTTCCCATCGTGGACAAATGTCTCCTTCTCTTCTGTGGGAGGTGGAGAGGTCCGGTAGTATCCCCATCCCTGTTCACCATTCTTGTGGATGTATCCTTCAACCACTCCCCCCCACTCTTCCGCTTTGAGGAAAGCAACCCCCCCTGGATCAGGTCCCTTCCCCATCAAAGTTCCTGCGGACGACTTCGCTCGGACCGAGGAGGGTCGCGCGAGGGGGACAGGGTTCCTCCTAGCACCACGGTCCATGACAGTGTACTCTGGACCATCGGAGTCTTTGAGTCCATCGGTGTGGGATTGACAGAGTCCTGTCTGGTAGCGGACTCCGTTCACTGTCTGCCATTTTGAGGAGCTCATCTCGTCTGTTCGTGTGTTCGTGTGTTCGTGTGTTCGTGTGTTCGTGTGTTCGCGTATTTTGTTCAGTTGTTTGTGGTATCTGAGAGAATACTCTTTCAAATTTTAGAAGAAGAGGAGATTCTCCTCCCAGAAACCCTTTCTTGGAGAAAATTTGAAACTCTGTTTGAGAGTCATAGCACAACAAACAACTGAACAAACGACTCACAACTCTCACAACTCTCACAACTCTCACAACTCGCCAAGAGATGCCTGCTTTCTCCCACCACGGAGTTCCCCGCGACAGCAAGAACAACCTTGTCTGGGTCCGTCCCGATGGACCCTACGACGAGAAGACCCAGACCCCTCCTCAGAATCAGAAGAAGCCCTCCCTCAACTACACCGCTCGTGCCATGCAGGAAATCGCAGAGGTTGAAGACTACATCATCAAGCAAGGAGCCACCCCCGAAGAAAGAAGACTCCTGGAAGAGATCAACAACATTGAACAGGAGATCATCGCCGACGGTTCTTCCCACACAGATTCCCTCTTGGGAATGGATCTGAAGGACATGGACAACTTTGAAGACCAGTGCAACATGAAGGAAGCATACCATTCCCTCCTCGCCAATTCTCCTCAGGGGAAGGGACCCTACTTCTACTGGTCAAGTCAGACGGGTGGATGGGAGTGGACAACTGGTGAAGTGGTCGCGGTCCACCCTCGGGAAAGACAATCCAAGTCAGGTCTTGAAGACCTTGATGATAAGAACCGTATCATGACATCGGTGGAGATAACCACGAAGGGCACCAACTACATCCAAGGCAACTCTGACTACGGCAAGGTCTACATCGACCTCAAGTTCACCAAGTATGTCCCGGAGATCGGAGATACTATGGAATGTATCATTGGTCTGAATGGTAGTGGTTCCATGCCCTGGAAGTGCTTCCGCATCCCACAATAGATAGACTAACACAAAAAGAAAAAGACAAAAAAAAATTTAGATAGGATAGGATAGATTAGTTTTTTTTGGTCTTATCTCAAACGATATAAAATTTTAGAAGAATAGGAGAAACTCCTCCAAGAAATCCTTTCTTGGAGAAATTTGAAACTCGCTTTGAGAGTCATAGCACACAAACAAACAAACGAAAGAACACACAAAACGAACGCGAACACGGACATGTCGTGCTGTCCCGAAATCCTCCTTTTCGTGGAGGACTGTGAGGCACAGGAAGTTGAAGAAAGGCGGGCGAAGTTCATCACGGAAGAAGAAGAAGTCTACAGGAGGAGGGCATCATCACCGACGACACAAGATACCCTTCTGATAGACGAGGCACGGGACGAGGTTGGATCCCAGCGTAACGACGAAATCAGTAGACGGATCCTTGAAGAAGAAAGTAATGGAGTATCCACTCAGGATGAAAACGGAACAGAATACATGGATGTTCCGTTTCAAGGAGAGATACCTGACGGGATCGTGAAATGGAAAGGCGAATACAGGGGGCGTGCTTCGGGTGATACATATTCTGAGACCGAAGTCCGTGATGCTCAAATGAACGGTGATGTCCTCTGGACGATGTCTGTGTACCAGGGTCAGCACGGGGGCTATAAAGAGGAAGTATGGTTTAACCAAGAGACGAAAGAAGCTGAGGGAGGACCAGATGACAATGGTGACCGTTATCTATGCGCACCAGGGTGGTCAACACCAGAAGATTCCCTGGACCACGAGAAAAACTACAGAGAAGAACCCTACCCTGAAGAGGTGTGTGTTAAAGCGCTTGAAATCATGGGTAAGGCGACATGGTTGCCAAATGTTTCACAACCAACCAGGGGTGGTAAGTATTTTCTGAAAGGAGACTGTGGCGATAGTGGTTTTATATCGTGGACCGAAGGGGATACGGTATGCTATGTGTCCGCATTGGATGGGAACATACTCGTGAGAGATGGAGGGAAGAGTGCTCAATATAAGGGATTTAGTGGCGCCAAAAAAAAACAGAATAGGCTCCTACTTGGGACAGCACTACTTGACTACTTTGCCCCGTGGCGCTAAATATACCATCAATTGTATGCTTAAAAGACAAAAAAAAATTTAGATAGGATAGGATAGATTAGTTTTTTATGTACTTATATAAGACACTTGACACTAGAAAAACAAAGACATAATTAACATCTAAAAGACTTGTATTCCACAAGAACTTATTGTGAAGAGGATCTACAAGGTAATGTATGATGTTCCCCAATTGAATATTTTTTATTCCAGAAGCGTTCACTCTATAAACTATCCCCCCAACACTAATTTCTACATAAATTAAGAATATTAGTGTGATGATAAGAATATATATAAAATAGTTCATTTTTATATAAAGAGAAAATATTATTAAATAGTAAAAATGAAGATCATATATTACTATCAAACATTTGTCGGTCTAGAAAAATTAAAGGTTAACTGTTATGCAAATCATTTAATGATATCGTCAATACACTTTGGCAATAATGAGATATACTTAAATGATAATGAACCAAATGATGAAAAATTTAAACAATTATGGGAAGAAACCGAGTCCCTTTCAGAAAAAGAAGTCCATATATCATGTATGGTTGGAGGTGCTGGAGGGGCATTTACAGAACTATTCTCTAATTTTGATGTATACTATGAAAAATTACTTAATTTTTTAGTCTCCAAACCGTGGATTCAGGGTATCAATCTAGATGTTGAAGAAACGGTTACTATGGAAAATATTAAGAAACTTATCAGTAAAATACGTGGTGACTTTGGAGAAAACTTTTTAATTAGTATGGCACCTGTTTCATCTGCGATGGAGAATGATCAACCTGGTATGGGTGGATTTGTTTACAAAGATTTATTTAATTCAACTGAAGGAAAGATGATAGATTTTTTAAATTGTCAATGTTATGAATCATTTAGTCTTGAGACATATAAAAATATAATAGATAATGGTTACCCTGAAGATAAGGTAGTGATGGGTATGATGTCAGGACAATTTACGGATGATTCTTTTGTAAGCGTGATTCACGATATAAAAGAAAAGTATCCAGATGTGGGTGGGTTTTATGATTGGGAATATCTTGATGCACCACCAAATAAAAATGATCCATCTGAATGGGCAAAATTAGTAAAAAACGCATAACAAAATAATTCTATTATATATAGTATGGAAAACTTTATCGTCCGTAAAATTTGGAGGAAAATAGGAAAAAAATACAATCATAAATATTATGATAAAAATGATAAAGAAATTAAAAATAAAAAAAAAATTGAAGAAGCGGTCAAAGGTGTATATATAGCACCCGCATACGATAATGTAAAGATAAACCTTGAGAAGGATCAAAAGGTATTAGCTATTGGATATGATGATAAAAATAGATCACAATACGTTTATAATAAGAAATATACACAGTCTCAAAGTTATAAAAAGTTTGATAAAATGATATCATTTGGTAAGAGTTTTAATAAAATTAATGATAAGATAAATGATGACCTCTATACTGTTAAAGATTCAAAAAATAAACAGATCGCAATAATCCTTAAATTAATCATGGAATGTCAATTTAGAATAGGTAATGATGTATATTCTAAAAAGAATAGATCTTATGGAACAACCACATTACAAGGAAAACATATTAAAGTCAAAAGTAAAAATGAATTGGTCATTGATTTTAATGGAAAAAAGAATGTTAGAAATGTATGTACAGTTAAAAATAAGAAACTTGTAAAAACACTGCGTCAAAAAAAGAGAACAATAAATAAGAATGACCGTATATTTACTTATAGAAGGGGGGAAAGGTATTACAATATTAAATCATCAGATGTTAATAAATATCTCAAACAATTTGGAAAATTTACTGCTAAAGATTTTAGAACGTGGGGGGCAAATATAGAACTTATTAAAGAACTTATGAAAAATAAAAATAGCGAATTAAAAAAGTGTATAGAAAATGTCTCATTAAAATTACATAATACACCAACGATTTGTAAAAGTAACTATTTAGACCCAGAATTAATGGAATTTTATAAAAATGATAAAGAAGGTTTCAGAAAACATTTTAATTTTAAAACAGATAATACCCTTTATAATCAATATATTCATTTCTTAGAAGATTTATAAAATACCTTCTTACCATTATTAACTTCTCCAACTTTATCCCCTAATTCTCCATTTTCAATCATATATATACCTTGAGGAGATTCATTTACAACTAAATAATAATCCTTTTTATAATAATTTAGTATTTCTACTTCAGCATCCTCTTCTTCAGAGAGTTCTTCAGTTTCTTCTCCATCGTCTATTACTTCATCTTTATCATTTGGATTATCAATAACAGGTGTTTCTACTTCTTCAGGATTATCAACAACCTTTGTTTCTACTTCTTCAGGATTATCAACAACCTTTGTTTCTACTTCTTCTTCTTCTTCTTCTTCAGGATTATCAACAACCTTTGTTTCTACTTCTTCTTCTTCTTCAGGATTATCAACAACCTTTGTTTCTTCTTCATCTACTTCTTCTACTTCTTCTACTTCTTCTTCTTCTTCATCTACTTCATCATCTTTCTGTTTTTCTTGAATTTCTTTCATTTTTTGAACAAGAGTGTCTCCCCCCTTTTCTTCATCTCTAACCTCTGCAATATTATCATTTACATCCGATTTTTTATCAAGTAGTGATAATTTATCTGTTAACATATCTACTTTCTTTTGAAGACGTTGGATTTCTATATCTCTTTCATAGATCTCCTTATCTTGCTTTTTTAACATATCAAACCTTTCTTTTTCTGTTTTTTCTTTCATAGCATTTTCTTGGATTTGATTAATCATATCTTCATAATCAATCATCTTTCTTTCATTAACAAGTAAAAGTTTATCTTTTTCAGAAACTTCACCCATAAGTTTCTTATTACATTCCCTTAATTCATTTGTATCGTTTATTTGCTTTAAAAGACTTTCATTCTTTTCTTCTTTTATTTTATTATATTCTTTAAAGATTGATTCTACATTTGAAAGGATAATTTCTTTTGAGTTTAACATCATATCCATTTATTTATCTTTAACGTATATTTTTTAAATATTTTAAATATATATATATAATGTTTGTAAATGGACATTGTGCCCCTTCACAAAAAAATAATAAAGTTTCATGTTTAGACTATAGTTTTCTTAAAAAAATAGCAGAAACATTGAATAATTATGATTATAATATTAAAATTTATAAAACTAAGAAAAGATTACATGATGAAATTTCTAATAATATAAAAAAAGAAACTGAATGTGAGACAGAATCGTGTTGGAAAAGTCTTGGAATCATAAAAAATGAATTAACAGAAGATGAAAAAGAGATATTTGAAAATAGTTTTAGACCCGATATGCCAGAAGAATGGAAAGATAAACCCAATACATGGTTATCTACTCTAGATATTAATCGTGTTATGGAACAATACGAAGATGCTTATCCAAAATTCCAATATTTAGGTGCGAATCCTATTGATTTTGATACAAAAATCAACAATAAATGTGTTTCAGATGAACTATGTAATATAAATATAAAAGAAGTAAGAAAGGATGGAAAAGATTTCCTCGGTATGGTATTTAATACCGACCCACATAATCGTTCGGGTGAACATTGGTTCTCACTCTATATTGATTTAATAGGAATTAACATTAAAAAAAAACCATGTGTTTATTATTTTGATTCTCTTGCTTCAAAACCAAAAGATGAAGTTGTAGATTTTGTAAAACGAGTTCAAGAACAATGCTGTGGTATCAAAAAAAATATCAAATTCCTCTATAATGATATAAAGCATCAACATGAAAATACTGAATGCGGTGTTTATTGTCTTCATTTTCTAGTATCCATGTTAAAGGGTGAAAATTTTAAGAACTACATAAAAAATAAGAGAAATGATAAAGAGATGGAAGAATTCAGAAGTTTCTTTTTTGTTGAATAAATACGTTTATCTACCCGTTTTTTAAAATAGGATTAGTTAATTAATCCTATGTCTTTATATGAACAGTTTTTTTCGGATATAAACAAAGACTTTATGTTCAATATGGCAAATAATGTATTGAAGAAAGACCATAATATAATTATAGAAGGAGATGAAGATATAAAAGAAATTTATTTTCAAGATATGAAAGATATCTTTGAAAATAATGATTTTGTAGAAATATCGGATATAAATAAAGTCTTACTGGATACTACAATCAAAAAAAATAAAAAAGCAAACAATATAGGAGAAGATGAAGAAATACCACAAGACGAAACATCTTTCACAGGATACAGGAAAATAGAAGAAGATATTTCTGAAAAAAGCGAAAAAGATTTATCAGAACTTATGAAAGAAAGAGAAAGTTTAACTATTCCATCTTTAAATGAACCTAATACATCCAGTATTGACGAACTATTAAAAAACACAAAAGGTACAAAGATAGAAAGCATCATAGAAGAACCTGAAATCCAAGAAGAAAACATAAACGAATCAAATATAAAACCGTATGAAGAAAGTATTGAGAAAAATATTGAGGAAAAGGAGGAAGAAGTATATGTAAATAATCTAAAATTAGTTTCATTTACATCAAATAAAAGAACTAGTATTAATTCTTCAAGATATAATTATAGTGTAGATATAATTAAAGAAGGAATAGATCCTGAAAAATTACATAGTTTATCAAAACTTATCATACCAATTGAAGATAATTATGTTTTTACCCTACCAATATTAACATTAATAATAAAAGAATTAGATATAGAAGTTTGTCTACAACAAAAAGATATCATAAAAAATGATTATAGTTCGGTTGCTATATATGAACCAATAGAAAATATAATTTTTGATATTAGTTATCCTTTAAGAAAATTATCAATAGATATAAGGGATATCTCAAATGTTAAATATTCAAGTAATGATATTTTAAAAATAAATATAATGGAAATTAAAAAGAATATCCTAATATTCACATGTTCTAAGATAGATTCAAGGAATTTTAAAACAAAAGATATGATAAAAATAATTAATATACAAACCTACGATATGTATATCGTTGATTTATTATCAAATCCATTAAAAATAAAAGCAATTAAAGAAAATATGATATTTTGTAAGGTAGATGGAGATCATGCAGATAAATTGTTTAATAATATTGATATGAAGATTTTGAATATAAGCAATCAAAATATGGTATATTTTAATCAATACTCTTAAACAGTTTCTTATTACGTATGAATACGTAGTTTAAACTTTTGGTTGAATAATTGTTATATTTATAATCCTTAAATTCAAACAATTTTACAATGCTTGATTTTGATAATGGACTAAAGTATAATTTTTCTGTAGGGTTATACTTTATAATATGACCAATAATATTCTCTTCCTGTTTAAACTTCTTAACTGATGGGAATTCTAATTTTCTTAATTTTGATAATACTTCGGGAGATATTTTATATAATGTTTTAAATACTGAAAAAATACTACCTAACTTATCATTAAGAGGATGATCTTTTAATTCATAATATGTAAAAAATCTATTCTTTGGATCAAAATCACATACCTGGAGACCATTCTCTCTTACATATCTTACATCTATTTCATCACTTGTCTTTTCTAAATTATAATAAATATATAAATCAGAGTTGTCTTCTTTCTTTTTTGCCAAAACGACATATGTATTTGGTTTTATATATTGTAAAAAGTTGCTTTTGAATTGTTTTACGTCTATTTGATTCAGTTCTGAAGAATTTATACCAGGGAAATGTGATTCTTCATTATTTAATTTACTTGAGAAACGGAGGCATTTATTATTTAATTGAATATCATCCCGACTATTCTGAATACAATCAACCGAAGATTCTTTAATAATATCTGTAATATTTGAACTAATAATATTCTTTCTCTCCATAATATCAAAAAGTAATTGATCAACAGTCCTACTCCCAGTTTCCTTTTTCATAGATATTATCTTAGTAATTGTCTTGTATACCGGTTTATGTTTTTCTAATAATTTCATTTTTATATTTTCTTCGTTTTCAATTTCTTCAACATCTGGCCATTTCTCTCTTTTTAGTACATTGAAAACCTCCTCTACAGTATTACCATCTGGCAATGATGATAAATATAAATACTGTTCAACATTTCTTTCTTCTTTTGGTAAAAATTCATTGATATGGGATTTCATACGTATTGCTCTGCCAAAAACCTGATCTATACGTATATAATTCCAGAACGGTTCCATAATATGCACTTGTCTCACACATTTAAGAGATATACCTTCTGCCCCAGCACTAGATATCATTATAATTTGAATATATTCTCCACGAACATTTTTATCATGATTAAATGCTTCTTTATTATATTTTCTCAATTCTTGTTCTTCTTCCCCACTTAAAAATGTATAACGCTTCTTCTTTGAACCTTCAGAAATAAGTGTGTTAATATCTTTTTTATTATGGTCATATTTCTCATATCCATTTTCCTGTAATATTTGCTCAAATGCCTCTGAACCTGAATCTTTTCTAAAATCACTATAATATAAAACTTTTCCTGTTGGATTTTCACCATCTATAAAACGATTTATATTCTCTATTATTTTATAGAATTTAGGAGCATATAATTTCAATTTTCCATCAAATGAAAAGTTACCATTTTGCCGCATACGCGAATATGTCTTAAATTTTTTCTCTTCATCATCATCTTTTCTAAAAGAATCATCGTCATATACAATATTACAGGTTTGTCTTGTCCTTATACTATAATCTGAGTTTTCTTTGTCATTATATAGATCTTTTTTACGAAGATTATTTAATCTTCTTAATTTTTCACGGGCATATTCATTTTCATAATTTGTCCATTGTATCGGTCCCATAGGACAGAGGACTATATTTGTCTTTTTAACAATTGTATAATCTTTATATATAGGGACTATTTCCCTAGGCTCAACTACTTGAGGCATAAATTTAATTGATTTACGATCAATTGGATAATAAGAAGTTAATCCCAATATCATCCTTCTCAATAATACTTTTTTCTTTGGAGATATATTATAACTATCATCTAAGAAATATTCTACGAAATTTTCATTTACAGATAGATCTATAATCTCCTCATCTTGAATAATTTCAAATAACTTTTGTTTACGATTGAAAGGTATTTCTATATCTTTATCAAAAACTTCTTGTTTACCCATCTTAATTTCCCTATATGGAGATTTACTCATAAGTTCGCTTTTTTTAGGAACCACATCCTTTTCATCAAAAAATTTATATAATCCTTCATATATTTCTTCAAAAAATGAATCTAAATCATGATTATTATATTTAATAGTCTTTATTACTTCACCCTCCATAATAGACTCAAAGTTTGTCTTTGTTTTTGTAAATGATATAATCACTTTACCCTTCTTTTTAGAAGTATGTATCTGTTCTATTGATGAATTTTCATTATAAAAATAATTCCTTAATTCTTTTTGTAGTTCAGTTTCATCTTTATCATATTTTACAGTAAAATCAAAGATTAATAAAGAACCTCTTAACATATTAAATAAAATTGCTATTTCCGCAGGTTTATTAATAACAGGTGTTCCTGATAAAAATACTATTTTGATATCCTCCGCATCTACTATCCAATTGTAAAATATATTCGCAGGAACACTTTCATTGATAATTTCTCTCACAAAATTATGGACCTCGTCAATAATGATTACATTATCTTTAAACGGAGATAGAATACCGTGATTATCATAATTTTCTTTATATTTTTCAGCAAATGTTAAAACCAATTTATCATTATCTGTTAGTTTTTCTTTATCAAGTATCTTTCCACGATTATTTTTAAAATCAAAATCCTCCACTTTTGGAAAACCGTTATAGTGAATGAAATTATATTTAACCTTTATAAGAACATTAATTTCTTCTTCAATATAGTCTAAATAAAATTGACTGACTTCAGGATCTTCTTCATTTTTACTCATATTAATTACTTTTATTTCTCTATCAGTTGGTAATTTATCATCACCATTTTCAATAACTTTACCGTCATATGTATAGATATCTCTATATACATCTTTAAGAGGACCACTCGGTATATATAATCCTCGTATATCATTCAATTTTTTAGTTATAAAACCTAAATCTTTTGAGTAGTCAGGATCCTCAGCATCTAATTTATTTTTTAATTTTTTTTTAGTTCTATTAAAGATGGAGGTTATACTTTCCTCATCAATACCATATTCACTCTTAAATTTTCTTCTTAATGTAAGGTTGCTTTTAATTTCATCAATTGGATAGAATATCCAATTATTTTTCTCAATTTTAAAAAGACTATCACCCCAAAATTTTACTTCTTTCATATATTCTGTTTCAAGGGATGCAGGTAAAAAAGTGTAAATAGGCATTTTAAGAGATAAACCCTCTGCTGTAATAACGGAAGTAGCAGTTTTACCGGTCCCCAAACCATGATATATTAAAAGACCACGTAATGGCGCTTCTATTGATAAATATTTCTTAACAAAATATTGATATATCTTTATTTCTTCTTCATCTCCTTTTCTGTCTTTATAAGAGTCTAATACTTCTTTATAAAAAACATTATTCACCCAATCAATAAATGCCTTTCTTTGAGGTATAACCGATTTATATGGATCTTTTTTAATTTCTATCTCTTCATCTTGAGGAATTTCTTCACCATCTTCTTCTACCTCTTCTATCTCTTCTACCTCCTTTTTTTCAGGATAGATCCATTCCATCTCGGCATATTTTTCAGGTGCCTGTTCTTCTAGTTTCAAAATATTCCTTAATACTTTGTACACCTTTGAATCAATTGGTTCAATATCCTTCTTCTTATACTTACCTTTCTTTAATCCAGATAGTAATTTTTTATCAAGGTTTATTATATCTCCATCAAAATAATCTACAAGGACGGTATATACATCCTCTTCAATAACAAACTCGTTTGACATATTATATTATATAGAATATAATATAATATATTAATTAAAATGCTGTAATTACATTAAAATGTATTAATGCTTTCTTAGAAACATCCTGTTCCGCTTTTTTTTTACTTTCCCCGCTCCCCACATTAATAAGAGTTTCCCCATTATAGATAGAACTTCTAAATACATTTTCATATTTTTCTGTTTTATATTTCGGGTATACATTAAATGTTTGTTGAAAATATCTTGATATTTGATCTTTATAATTTGTATCTTTTAGAATTATTTCTGTAAAATCACAATATGTCTCAAGTATTCCTATTATAAATTTTTCGGCATATGAATATCCTTTATCTAAGTATAATGTTCCTATAAATGATTCAAGGACATCTTCTAGAATATTTTTATTGTCTCTTCCTGAACAATTCTCTTCAATATGTTTTGAAATAATAAGGAAAGGTGATAATTTCATTTTTTTAGAAACATCACAAAGGTTTTCTCCACAAACTAAACGAATCTTTAACTTTGTTAGAAAACCCTCTGTTTCCCCATATATCATATGAAACCTTTCATAAATATAAGATGATACAACACTTCCTAATATAGAATCACCAAGGAATTCTACCGTTTCATAAGATTCTACTTGTAATGGAAGATAGTCTTCACCAGGATATTTATATTCTTCATAATCCTTCAACTTACAATATGACTTATGGATAAAAGATTTTTGATATAATTTTAAATTAGTTGTAGAGAAATCATTAATATTAAGTTTTTCCATAATATTAGTGATATCATTTAGAGTTATTAGACGATTATTTAGATTATAGGGGTTTGCTTTAAACTTAGTTGTTTCCATTTATAAATACTATATAATTTATTTCTTTATTTAATTTATCAAATTTATTTAATTTAATTTAGATTGTCACCTAATGCCTTGCGACTTAAGTCGGTGTCAATTGTTGAATTTAACCATGGACTTACAGCAACACGGGGGTTTGGTGGTTCCGCTCTTAAATTTAGATTAGCATTTCTTAAACTCTGCCCTACAGTATTTACACCAACATGGAAAGTAGCATCAAGGTAATTAACACCTTTGAGAATACCTTCGCCATCAGGGTTTTGTTTTTCAAAATCTTCCGCTGCCTGATTTTTAGGTAGTAAATCTTTAGGGGTCAATGGTTCTTTCTTTTGACACGCAGGAACCCCGTTGTTAAGGGATGCTTCAACAAAACTATCAGGGTCACTAGGTAGTGCTCCTGTAGAGGAGGGGGTGCCACTGGGTGTTCCGGATGGGGATTCTACGTTTGCCATACCTTCAAGGAATGGTATTTTGAATCCGCAGATGTCTTTTAACAAGTATAATCCAACCAAAACAATGAGTCCATACATAAGTAAACTTTTACAATCCATTTTATATATATTAAACATAAAAAAAAATAAAGAAAAAGATAAAATTATTAATTAATTAGATTTTCCAATTCCAATAATTCCTGTTTCTTTTTTTGAATAATTCCTGCTAATCTTTTCTTTTCTTCCTCCTCTTCTAATCTTTTCTTTTCTGCTTCTTCTTCTAATCTTTTCTTTTCTGCTTCTTCTTCTAATCTTTTCTTTTCTTCTTCTGCTTCTTCTTCTAATCTTCTCTTTTCTGCTTTCTTTTCTGCTTTCTTTTCATCCAATTGTTTTTTCTTTTTTATTTCATCTTCCAACTTTTTATCTTCTTCTTGAAAAGAATTATAAATTTCTTCGCTAAATATGTCTCCTAATTCTTTTTCTTCTTCATCTTCATCATCTAAAATACTATAATCCTTAATAATGTTAAATTTAGATTCTTTTTCTTGAAATAACTTAATCTGTGTTACATAACAATCACAATAATATGTCGTTTTTAATATCTTTAATCCACGGATATGTAAGATAAGAACCACTTCAGAACCTTCTTTAACTTCGTCGGTTCCAACAAAAATTCTATTTTGATTATAAACACCACACTTTATTTCATTCTTAATAAGTGGTAATCTTAATCTTATTTGAGGTGCAGTATTCTTCTTAAAAGGTTTTGTTGTTCTCCTGTACATATCATCAATCGCTTGAAGAGGAAGTTCTTTTCCAAACCATTCTTCTGATTTGTTAACAGTTTTCTTAATATTATTATCATCCAATGATAACAAAAAATCGTAAATATTCATTTTACCACTCGGAACTTCAACATCCAAATAAGGGACCTTTTTACCATTCATCTCCGAAATATTTGTCTTACATATTAATTTAGGTGTTTGAATATAAAATGGATTCAAAGCATCTCCATAACTTATAGATGAAAAATAAGATTGACCATTCTTTTCAGGTTTCGTGTAGTTTATATTTTCTATTTTAACATCATCACATCTAACGATATTACTACTCATTTTTACATTTTATTAGATACTTTATAAATAAAATTAACGCGTTTAATCCATCAATATGTTCTTTACCTTCCATTTACATACATACTTACCATTAAATTTCCATATCTTATCAATATATATATCACACCTTAGTTTGGTCCATTTATAGATATTAGTTACCGAAATAGATGAACCTTTATTTTTAATACTCACATCATAACCATTATTTTTAAAAGGCACCTTTAATATAAAATTAGGATCATATTTCTTTTTAGCATCCACTTTTATTTGTGATAAATACAAATCAGATTCGTCTTCTTCTAGTCCAATATATTGCATTTGTTTTAATTCTAAATCTTTTATAAACCTTATAAAACTATTCATTTCAGGATCGGTCTTATAATTAGTAAATTGTAATGTTAATGTATTCGTTCCTTTATTAAAACCAAATGGACATACCATAAGTGGCGTTGTTAAAACAATTTGTTGCCTCCCTATACCAACCTCTATATAACCTAGATTTGTTAATGTTTTCGGATGACACCCATCCTCTTTACAAATTTCATACTCTTTCTTTTTTTGACTACAGTCTTTACATATATAGTTCTTATATGTAATGTCTTTTTCAAAATAATAATTATGATTACGATTTAATAAGAATCCCTTTTCCATTTATATATATTAGTTAAAAATTAATAATCTTTAACTAATGAGATTCTCCTTGTCATATTATTCCACGGAGAATCATTACATATCTCCCCAGGATCCTTTGTTGCTATACTATAATGGATCTCCTTACATACTTCATTTAATGGTTTATTGTATCCACTTGATACATCAATTTTACAGGAAGTATGGGAATATCCTTGCGTGTGTAAGCAAGAATTTACTTTTTTTTCACTAATAACTTTATCTCCGGTATTATAAAAGTTAGAATCTTTAACTGGGTATATTGAAAAATCCATATTAATATATTATATATAATATATTAATGAAAAAAATTGGTGTAATTGTAGGGACCGAGGATGAACCCGTTTCACAAAAATATTATAAGACCAATAAAAAAATAATGAAACCCCTTGAAGAATATGATATATATGGTGATTATATCCCATATGATTATGCTATCTTTGCTGAAGTAAAAGCACATGGTGAAAAAAATGGTTTTGAAGTTGTTCCATTATTTGGACAAACATTTACATTAAAGGAAGCAAATGAATGTGATTTTATTTTTTCAATCTTTGAAGGTGTTTATTCTTTTATGGATAATGGTTATGATGGATATAAAAGATATATGGATATACTAAAAAAAACAAAAGCGACTGTTTTACCTTCTCAAAAAATGCAGGAATTTGTTATTAACAAACATAAATACATGACATACTTTAATAAAAAAGGATACAATATCACACCCACTAAATTTGTTAATTTGAATAATTATTCGGTTAAACCTATTATGGATTTCATAAAAAAGAACAATTTTAAAGAAGTAATCGTAAAACCTGAATTAGGAGCATTTAAAACAGGTTTCAAGATTATTAAAAATGTTAATGAAAAGAAGGTCAAAGATTACTTGGAACGTCTTAAAAAGAATGATTATCGTAGAATATTAATTCAAGAATTTATACCCGAATTTAATAAATTCGGAGAAATAAAAACATATTGGATTAATGGAAAAAATATATACTCTTACAAACAACAATGGTCTGATGGAGAAGGTGTCTTTCAATCTCAAGATAAAATTGAAAAAGAACTATTAAAAGAATGCCTTGATACTGCTAAAAAATTATTAGCAGATATCTTTAAAGATCATGAACCATTAGTTCAATGCCGTGTTGATTTTGCGTGTTGTATGAACAATGATAAAAGATGTAGAGAATTCTTTATCAATGAAATAGAAATATGCCCCACTATTGGAGAACAAGAAAGTAATGGTAAAGCATACAAGATATTAGCAAAAGAATTAATTAATTATTGTTCAGATGGAAAATCATCTTCTTTTAAAACTGCTTTAGGTGAAAGATAACTTATTTTTTTTAGACTTTCTCTTCTTTCTAGACCTACGGCGCGTTTTCTTAGGTTTCTTTTTCTTTTTTGCATAACCTCCAAACTTTATGTCACTTGGTTTAACAGAAACTGGTCTATTTTGTGGAATATTTGGATCTCCATATACTAAATTTTCTTCTGTTAATGTACCTATATCTAGATCCGGATGGTCATCTCTCATTTTATTAATATATTCTTCTCTTTCATCACGATACTTTTTATCCAACGCACCTTTTCTAACTGTCATACGGAGTTTTTTAGAATCAAATAACCTTTTCATTTTATCTTTAATGTTATCAACTTGAACCTTTAACATTAGATTTTCTTCATATAAGATATTTACTTTATTTTTAAGAATATTATTTTCACTCTCTAATTCAATAACCCTGCTTCTAAGATTAAGAGCATCAGATGATGGAACTTTATAATGTGACCGAGATGGTATTTTTGGAGAAAATAAGGGCCTACTGGGGTTACCCAATAATTTATTTTTAGTTTTTGATAGCATTATAATATATTGAAATATTATTATTTACTTTCTTCTAGACCTTTTAGTTCTACGTTTTAATGTTCTTTGCGTATTCTTTCTTGATTTTCTTCGTGTATTCTTCTTTGTTTTTCTTCGTGTATTCTTCTTTGTTTTTCTTCGTGTATTCTTCTTTGTATTTTTACGCCTTGTATTCTTTCTCCGTGTTTTCTTCTTTATTTTTCTCATCTTAGACCTACGTTTCGTTTTTTTCTTACGAGTACCCCCTCCTCTAGTTACAGGAGATACTGGTGGAGAAGGTAAAGCATAAAAATGTTGTATATTCTTATCTAAATTAGGATGATAATAATGTACTTTCCATTTATATCCTGAAACGTCATTTGCTCCACTTTTGTCTTTTTCAATATGACCACCATAATTTCCATCGTTATCAGTTGGATTTATACCTTTATAAGGATATTTCAAACTATTGTTTTCACCGTGAGAGTATAGTAATATTTGTAACATAATTGAAGCAGGTTTATCATTTGATGTATAATATACACCATGGGGATTATCGTTTTTAATATTAGCAAATACCTGTAATGCTTGTAAAAAATCTCCCAAAAATTTTCTAAAAAGGATATTCCTATTATCTTTCCGTGCTTTTTCCTGATCAAGCGCACTACCTGTAATAGGTCTTAACTGATTAACAATATTACTAATAGAAAATGGTTCTTCTGAATTAAAGTGTGTTAGTGTAAATTCATCTTTAACCATATGCTCACCATTCACTACTACTTCAACTTTCCCATTTACAATACTAACATCATTTATTGCTTTAACAGGTAAAATTATATAGATATAATTTTCATGATCGTATGAAATTTTATATTTTAAATCATACCCCGACCTTCCAAAAGGGACCCTTGTACAACTGCCAAATGTCCCCATAGGATCTAGAATGGAAGTATTACATAAATAATTAAGTTTAAACAATTTTTTCATTTGTGGTGGCATTGCATTATTAACTATTTTACCAATACTACCATGGATTTTGTCAAAAGTTTCATGTTTACTTCCTAATTTTTTCCATATTTCTTTATCCAATGAATCACCTTTTTTCATATCGCTTGTTGTAATATTCGTTTCATTACCATATCTTATTATTTCACCAAACATACTTTTATAATCGTTAGTACCAATATTACCTAGTTTATTTACATAATCTTCTGAGAAACATTTAAAAATTTTTGCCCAATCATCTTTTTCTGAAACACTCATTTTTTTTTTAACACTGGTATCAATGTATGGGACAAATCTTTCTATATATTTTTTTAATTTATTTAGTATATTGATTAGATTATCAAAATTATTAAGAAGTTCTTCATTATCTATAAATTTATTGAATAATTCTTGAGAAGGGGTAGATATCATAAGTTTTAAACCTTCTATATTACTTCTTCCTCTAAAAGAGTCTCCTCTCCCATCATTACAAAAATTTTCAATTTTTTCTTTTAATGCTTGATAAACTATGAACCGTTCTTTAGTTTCATATCCAGGACGTGTCCTTTTTAATGCATTTTCTCCAAAAGTGTAAGCATTAATAACAAAACTATTCCTTATATCTAATTTTAATTCACGATGGGGTATATTTTTAATATCCATTTCATAACGCATATACATAATGTAAATAAATTCAACTATTGAAAAATATATTTTTTTATCTTTCCCATTATAATTATAAGTAATACTTAGTTCATCATATAAATCATTACTTTTACCCGGTATTTTTAAATCTATATTATCTGATTTAGTTTTTACTTTTGAATATAGTTTATTATTAAAGAATTTTTTAAAACTTTCATATATATATATGATAGAATTTATAGATTCTAATTGACCCTTATAATTAGATATATCTGTGGTGGGTGTTCCCTCTATGAATGTTAGTAAACGAATTATCTCAGGTTTTGCAGTTTCATCATATTCATTTTCATCAAAAGTAGAAACAGTTGAAGAATCTCCATCGGTCCACCATTCCGGTTTTTTATCAGTAAAGAGTTCAAAGAATTCCTTATAAGTATCATCTATATTTGTTTTTGAATTTAATTCGTTTAAATATCTATTTATCCTATTAAAAAAATCAACACATTCTCGCAATATTATCGGAGTAATTGCGGAAGAATCTGCACCACCCGATATTACTGGATTACCTCCAGTATTAGGGACTGGTGGTGGTGGTGGAGCACCCTTTAATCTTTTCCCACTACGAATATCACTTTTTTCTTCCACAATATCCATTACTTGAATACCTCCAGGACTATCGGGTGCTATTGCTGCGGGACTATGTTGTCCATCCCGAAGCGAACGTGATTGTGGAGAAGTGGTCGGTGTAAATGCTTGACTTTCTTCCACTGGACTATTTTGTCTATATTGCGGAGAAGTGGTAGGTGAAACTGCTAGAC